AAATTCTACTTCATTTGCTAGCTGTTCTAATTCTTCCTTAACACAATTTGGTACCATATTACCTTTGCGGCCTTTTTTCATACCAACTTGTTTATAGCCATCCCAACAAGGATCGCCGTCTCCTTCGATTTGCGCCTTAATCTCTTCTCTTTGTTTTACTTTTTCGTCCATTGCCTTTGCAGCGGAATACATTTTAAAGCGATAATCAAAGTTTACTGTATTATCAGATCTTAATAATTGGTGAGGTCGTTTTAAAAATGCACCGTTTGACTCACCAAACATTGCCTTAAATCTTTTTGTATGTGTTGATGGTTTTGTTTTTGCTGTCGCGTCACCAGGTGCTGGTTTATATGCAGCTGGGTCATCATCGTCCATTTTTGTTTGTTTTGCAAATTGTGCATGACGTTTTGCAGATGTGGATTTAGATAATTTACCATCCTTCGAATCATCTTTATAATAATTACTTTTTGCTCTTTTATCAGCAACTGTCATCTTTTCATCTAATAATCGTTTACGGAATGAAGATGCGGTATAGAGTTCTTGATTTACAGATTCATTCGCGAATTGTAATGCTTTTTGAACTTCTGGATGTTTGGATAAATTGCGTTTAATTTTATCAATTTCTTTAATAGCGTAATTATAATTACCACTTAAATCAAGAGCAAGTTCAATACCTAATTTAACTTCTTTTTTCCTTGCAGCTACTTTTGCCTTGGGATTATCTCTATAATATTGAGCAACCTCTCGGCCTGTGAGTTTTGATTTACCCATTGCTGATAATGGGTCAAGTTTGCCATTTACAACTTTTTCACCTAGGAAATTAGAAACCATATCATCAAATGATTCGGTTGTCATACCCAAACCTTTGCGAACATCATTATACATTGCATTTGCGAGACGTCTGCCTTTTGATGGAACACCCTTTGTGAATGCTTTTAAATCACCATCTTCTGCTGCAGCTCTCATTTTTGATGCAGACATACCGGTCACTCCATCTGAATCTGGGTCTCGTTCACCTGCAGAAATAACATCTAATGTTTTGAAATTATAATCTCTACCATTATATCTGTTCATTAATCCATTAAATTCTTTTAATCTATCTGAACCAACTATAACGACTAAATTTTCATATACACCATCAAGTTCTTTTGCAACTTCGATAATTGTTCGAGATCTTGAAGCAGGAAAATATTTTTTGCCAAAGAATGCTTTTGCATATCTCATTTTTTGGTCATATGTTAATGGATTTTTATCTGAATCTTGTGTTTTGGAAAGATATACCAATGGGTCGCCATCACGGGAAATGGCTTCATTAATAATTTTATTTACTAATTTTTCATGGCCTGATGTAGGAGGATTCATACGACCAAATCCAATTACAGCTGTAGGTTTCCTTGCAGCTTCTGAAATGGTTGGTTCTGTTTCTATGTATTTTGAAACATCAACACGGCCTTCGTTGTCTTTTTTAAGTAGTGAACCTTTCTTTTTTCTTTCTTTGTCTTTTGAATCTTGTTTAGACTTTCTAGGTTCTAAACCGTCACGCTGAGACTCGTCGTCCATCTCTGCCTCTGGGCGTGGGTTTAATTTATCTTTTGGGTCCATAAGGTATAATCCCGTAATTTAGAGCTCTATTTGTTTTATTTATAAAACTCTGCGAATGAAGGTATAAATTCATAATTTACAGCTGCACTTGCCGACCATATAGTCGACTCCCTTAACCAACCCATCGCTGGTGTTGGTGACATAATGCATAATGGTATATTTGTTCTACGCTGTCCTCGGATAAAATATGCATTATCAACTGCGCCTAAAACTCCTTTTTCCTCAATTTCATGAACCATATTTTGCGCGGTTCTTTTTGTCATCATATATGCATGAGCACCTTCGTGGCCAGTTATATTTATTAGAGCATTAGGAGGTCCAGCCTTTTTATGGTCGTATCTAGATGGGTCTGTAAGTTTATAACCCAACGTAATTAAATAATTGTCTGGTATTTTTTCATAAGGTTTATAATACATAATTGCATCATGTTCTAATACAATACCAACATTATCATCACCCTCAGCTATCTTTTTCCATATTGCTCCATGTCCAGCAGAACATGCATTTGCTTTTTGGGCTGGAGACATATTATCAATAATTAAAGGTGGTTCATAATATTTCATTTTAATGCCAGTTTGACACCAAGCTGCACGGCCAGTAATATCTGACCACCCTTCAAAATATTCCCAGTCTAATCCAACATCGTCACAAGATTTCGCACATACCTCTGCGTATTCACGACTTGTTGGAGTGTTTATTCTGAGAATATATGCTTTCATTGTCCGTGTTTTAATTCCTTGTACATAATAAAGTCATTATAAAAATAATTATGAACTGGTATTAGTGCATCTGCATCAAATTCAATTTCATTTGTTTTATCTTTACGAGTATCAGTTTTATGCTGTGGTAATGGTGGACATTCCAAACCTAATGTTTCAGTCATAAAATGATTTAAACGAACATCCAAATCTTCATATAACCAATATTCACCAACGAGTTCACCTCGTATCTTTAATAAATCAGTCTGTATGATTCTTGAGTTTGGGTCCTCAAATAAACCATTCGGAGCCCAAGATTTATATTCATCCAATGAAGCTGGTGTTTTAGGTGCTTTCCATTTCTTATAAAAGTAATATAAACTCTTTTGTCTGTCGAGTGGTTCTCTTAACAATGCAAAACAATAATATTCACGAGCTTGTTCTTCTGTCAAAACTTTTTCAGAAATTAATTGTTCGATTGTAAAATGATAAAATGCATAAGGTCTGTACCTTGATACAATACTTTCTGGTAATGTTCCTGGAATACTACTATCTTCTACTTCTGTGTAAATAGCATCAGGGTCATCTACATTATTAATAAAAAAATCCGATAAACTACTTGAAGCAGTTTTCGGCGTGCGTAAAAAGAGGAATTTATATTTGTGTGATAAGTACATTATACTCCTTGTGAATAATCAACGCAATGATAGCCCATACCTGTAGAACCCCACTTATGGTCAGCATAGACTTTATCCGGTCCTTCATATCGAACCGATTGGTTTAAGTAGTACTGAGGAATAAAATAATGTGATGGCCAAATGGTAAGTTTATCTTTCCATTCATCTATAAATTGGGCCAAAAATTCATTCCCAGTTGATTTGTGTGGTTGTCTGTGTAAATCACCTGGGCGTAATATACGCAATGAATCAATTAACATTTTAACAAATTCATTTCCAGGATTACAAGCAAAAATTGGTTGTACAAAATTATGTACATTACGACCACCTCTATCGTTTTCATAACATGTATATGCGTGGTCTTCTGGAGATGTAAAAAGTTCGTCAGTATTTTCTAAACAAATCATATCAGCCTCACAAATAAAGCCACCTTCTTCATATAAAAGTTCATAACGAATTAAATCGGAAACACCACAAAATGCTTTTGCTCTATAATAATGTTCTATTAAATCCTGATTAATCCATCGTCTCTGTTTGAGCATGGTGTCGTCAAAAATACTATATTCCCATTCAGGGTGTTTATCTCTCCATGTATACATCCACTTTAACGGAGCTGGTTTTGGACCAACCCAGATGTGTTTCATTTTTCTTTCTATATTAATGTGCATGTATATTCACCAATTTTGAATAGGCTTGTGTTGCAGGGTCTTCACCCTCCAATAATGTATATTTAATATCCAATATATTAAACTGATTTAATATTGCCTTATCAATATTTACACTTTCTTCTTCATTTTGTGCTCGACCATCAGATTCAAAGCCTTTTGGACGAGTCAGCAAAAAGTTAATGTTATCATACATATTATAACACTCTAAAGCCATTTTGTCAATTAAATCTGAATATAAAGGACCATCGTAAAGCTCTCTATAGATTGGAGACAATAATACTGGACTGTCAGTAATGACATAATCCACTTGACCTTTTAATCTTAAAATTTTACGATGTTGGTGTGCAAGGACCCATAATTGGTCTTTTAACATGGGAACATTTCCTTCCCATACACACTCTTTGGCGAATTCGTCGGTCAGCTCTACGCTATATCCCAACATTTTCATTTTATAAAATAATCCGGCAGCAGCTGTGCTTTTGCCGGAAGATGGACCGCCATAAAAATTAATTACTCGGGTCTTCTTTGTCACTGTATTATCCTTATTGCTTTTCAACTAACCATAAAAAATCATCTTCTACAGTATAATTACCTTCTCCGTATAACTCTTCCACTGCTTGTTTCACGGTTGGAAAATGAATATCATGTCCAATAATCATACCACCTTTGCGAACTTTTGGAGCCCATGCTTCAACATCTCGCATTACACCATTATAACTGTGGTCAGCATCAATAAAGACAAAGTCTAAACTTTCATCTTCTACTTGTTTTGCTGCTTCAGTTGTATAATCTTTAATGATTTCTGCTCTATCTGGATATTGAGAGCAAAAATTTACAAGGTCTTTATAGTAAGTCTCGTGGTCCCAGGCATGGCCATTCTCACCTCTGGTCCATTGTTCAGGTCCGTCGTATCCTGGCTGAGCTTCGTAAAGGTCAACACCAATAAGATGCAGATTGTGACAGGTACGAACAAGGTGTTTAAAAGTTTCACCAAGCCAAACTCCAAGTTCAGCTCCTTTTGTCCAGTTGTTCTTTCGAACATATTTTTCAATTGTTTGCCATCGCCAAATGTTTCCACCGTCGTGACCGCGGTCGCGTATTCTTCCCATTGTTTTCTCCTAGTGCTACTCATAGCAAATATTCTATATAATTTTATATATTATAATACATTTGGAAGTATTTGTCAACAAAAGACCAAAAAATCATAATATAATGTTGAAGTTTTTAGTTTGTGCTAATTGGTTCTCTTAAAAGTAAACCTTCGCTGAATACATTCATTTCGTGTGTTCCGCTCGAGGTTCTTAATTGAAACTGAATGTCGGTTTTTTCTGAATACTTAAACGGGAACCTTCGTTGAATATGCATATTACCTAAGAATGTTGTTCGAGCAACGTTATATTCTTGCCCACCATTTGCGTTATTAATTGATACATTTTTAAATAGACCAGGTTTAGCTGCCGAGCCATCTGATGAAAAAGCATCGATACGATAAAGGTAATAACAATGGTCGGCAGGAACTGAAAAATGAGATGCTTGATTTCTTCCATCACCAACTCTAATACCTGCATACTTTTCTGTTTTACCAGCATTTTGTACTGTAATTAAACCAACATTTTCAATTCCACTTGTTAATATAACATCATTAATTCTTAAGAATGAATTATCTGTGACTACATCTCCACCACCAACAAGTGTGACTGTTTCTGTTAAAACATTCCAATTAGCATCTAAACCTTTAATTAATAAACTCTTGCCGTCGTCACTACCACTTGCTGATGTGACAGTTAATGGAATCGCGCTCGAAGGAAATAATAAATCAGTAGCAGCAAATTCCCACACTACTCTGAATGTTGTATCTGCAGCCTCTTGATAACCAAAGATATTTTTTACTTCAGCACCTTTAATTAATCCACGTGATGCGTTTAAATATGTATCTTCAGTTGGATAATATTTAGCCATTTACTTTTGCCAGCCTTTAATGTATTCTGTTGAGAAATTTGCTTTACTGAATTCGAGACGATCAACAAGTTTCAATGAGTTTTTACCAAGGTGATCGATCGCAACAAATCCCTCCTGGCCAGTTGCTACAAACCCCGTTTTAGTTTTAAGTAACGTGGTTAAACCTTCAACAGTGTTAAGCTTTTCAATCACTATATGTTTTGCATCGACCAATAGATTATATAGGGTGAACACTTTCTCAAGTTCTCTTAGATTGCGCTTGGTAAAGATTTTAAGCGCTGCATCTCGATTTTTAATTTGTGCGTCTTTCCCTCGTTGTGATTTTTTACTGTCGATTTGAGATTGATAAAACTCTTCAAGCTCACGTTGAAGTTCGATAACAAAGCCCGAAGCATCACCAATACGTGAACCTTCGCGGACTTTCTTGTTAATAAAGACATTGAGCCTTGCATTAAGTGGATCAGCACTCAGGCTGTTCAACACTTTAGCGTTAATTGTTCTAAACAATCTACCCGCCTGAGCAAGAAGCTCTGTGAATTCTGCTGTTTCTGTACCCGTGAATGTAGCTGTACCAGCCCTATCTTCGAATGTTGCGTCTACCGCCCAGACTGACGGGGTGGCTTGGAGACTTGGGACAATCGCCTTTCCAAAACTTGCTTGCATTGACTCAAAGTCTGATCCTCTGTACGTTGTGTGCCAAACCACACCGATTTTGGATCGTTTAATTTGTTTAGCGAGATCGCTTTTTGCTGGTATCGCATAAACAATCGTATTAGGATGGAAAGTAATATACGATTCTCCATCAATAGTTTCCGTTTGTATATCTTCTGACGTATAGAGGAAATCACCTTGTATTACTCCTTCACTAATTCCAAGCTTTGAAAGCTCAGCAAGGGCTACCTTGAACTTAGCGTTAAGGTCACCCGACAAATCATTATCAATCTCTGCATTCGTTTTATAAATTTTTGGAGTTTTATTGAATACACCTTTTTTAGCGACAAAGAATTTACCGTCACTAGGATCAATACCCGCGAAGATGGCAGGTGCACCATCCCACTTTACAGTAATAGTCATTGGTGCCGAAGCATTACCAGACAGCATATCACGAAGAGCACGTAAATAATTAATGACGTTTCGAGTTCCTTTTACTCCGCCATCAATAACCGCGTCTTCGAGATGCGTCATGTGCAGGTTTTTACCTGCCGCTTCTTCGAGATATTGCTTAAACTTAATCATATGAGTTTCGCTGTTTTAGCCGCCTTTGCTCGTGGGAATACACCAATACGCGCGTTCTCAATAAATTCACCGGCGACTCGAGCACCTCTGTCACCAGTATAGCGTGCATAATAGATAGGCTCATATCCACCTTCATCGAGTGGATCACCGTTCGTTCCTTTGTGAGAAGAAACAATTTCATAAACGGCGTTGCCCGGAAGCTTCTTCAGCTTCATCGAGCCCTGATGGAATTCGTCAACATTCTCGTGGCCGGGTTCTGTTCCATAAGATGTTCCATATACTGACATGTTAATAATTGATAAATCATTACATGGACGATAAACAGAAACACCGCGATCTAAACCATTTGGATACAATGCTTTCAAATCTTTTACAAACTGCTGTACTTCTGCGTTATCTTTAAATGCGGAGTCAGAAAGACCACCGTACTGCTGGAATTGAGTAGGCTTGGTCCCATCTTTATGAGAAAGCCAAGCAACTTCTTTACCCTTCGAGTCGATAATCGAGAAATCAGACTTTGGTGCACGCCTTCCCTTCTGAGGAGTTGAGATAATACCCATGCACTCGACTTCTCTATTATTAATAGCAAGAGTAATGATAGGTTGATTTTCTGCAGCGAATGCTTTGTCGAGCTCTTTTGTAAAGTTTTTCAAATGAGCATCTTCGGCAGCCGTACCTGACCCAGCACCTTTACCACCAAACTCTGGTGTCTTTAAAAATTCTTTTGAATAATTTACGCGAGTAGATCGACGAGTAGAAACATCGGTTGCTTTGAAAGTATCTTTATAGCCACGCTTCTGCATGCCCTGTTCGATGTCATCAATATGTGTTTTGTCAATAACAACGGCGCCCTTCTTAGTCATGAAGGGTTCACCGTCCTTTACCTTATTGATAAACACTTGAGTACGAGCTCCACCTCGCTTTGTGAGATCTGAGTGTTTGAGATCAACATAAAGCTCATTGAGGAATTGCTTGAAGCGTATCATTATCTTCCCTTGTTATAATTAGACTTCTTGCCTATTTATAATTTTACCTCAGCTCTACTGAATCGTCAAATACACCTCGTCGTCTTTTTCCTCTCAAGCTTTGACCAATGTCGGTTTTATCGAATACTGGAGAATCGTCTTGCGGTCTTCCTCCACTATTGTTGCCGCCACCATTACCATCAATGTTAATGTTCTGCTGTGCACTTTCTTCTAGGTCATAAATTTTCATTTTAGAACGATCAATACCAACAAGGAATCGACGATAGTATCCAAGGTCACCCCACCGATTTTTGAGCTGCTTAAGCATTACCTGCCCAAGGTCGTCAAGTGCTTCAGAAGTTACGATTCCAAGAATGCAATCAGCAGTGTGAGTGATACCCATAGACTCAGAGGTATTGGTGAGATCCACATCAGAGTTGCCGTAGCCGTCACGATTAAACTGAGAACTAGTAACAACGGCACAATTAAATTCCATAGCGAGACCACGTATTTCCTCCGCAATTGATTTGACAAGTGTGTATGAATTAGCTGCTGCAGCACCTCGTACACGAGAAGATGCACAGATGTTGAGGTAGTCAACAAAGACTACGTCAGGTATAAAACCTTTCTTCATACGTAATTCATTCAGGATGTGCCTGAAGTGACCGGCATGTGCCGATCCAGTGGGATATTCTTTAATAACCAACTTGCCAGGTGTCTTTGTCTTATACCGATCCATACGCTTTTCGTATACATCACGAGGACACTCATTAAGTTCGTCAAGTGTAATATCCATAATGTTGGCGTCAATACGACGACCAATCTCTTCCTCTGCCATTTCCATTGTGATATACAAAACATTCTTACCGTACATCAAATGATTAGCAGCGAAGTGACATTTGAGCAAAGACTTACCACCACCCGTCGTAGCCAGTAACACAGTCATTGACTTACGAGGTAGACCACCCTTGGTGATTTTGTTGAGGATGTCAATGTCAAACGGAATACGTTCTTCCTTACGATGATAGTAATCATAGCGATCACTAAAGTCGTCAAGAAAATCGTGACCGACGCTTGAGTCAAAATTGATTCCGAGCGAATCAGAAAGGATTTTTGGGATTGACCCTTTGTCGTTTTCTCCATCCTGTCCATCGAGAATCAGGATAGCTTTACGAATTGAGTTATAGAGATCTTTATCTTGGCAAAACTTTTCAGTTTCACTTACTAAGAACTCATCACTTGTGTTGGTGTCAACATTAAGCTCGTTGACTGTTTCCATCACGTCTTTATAGGTATCTTCATTCAAGTCTTTTCGCTTGTCAATGCTGAGTTTAAGAGCCTCCACGGAGGGAGGCTCTTTGTATTGCTCAACATAATCTACAAACGTTGAAAAGATTTTACGAAGAGAGTTTTCGTCGAAGTAGTCTTCTTTAATGTAAGGATATACTTTTTGGTAGTAGTCCTTATTAAGAATCAAGTTCGACAGTATCGTCTTCTCTAACATCTTGTTCCTCGTCAGCCATTAGCAGTTTAAATTTACGTTCAACAAAATCATTGAATCTTTCATCTTCAACCAATCCTTGGAAGAACTCATCGTCTTGCTCAATATCTTTCGCTCGACGCTTAGGCTCAATGATCTCACCTGTATCCATATCTACCATATTATACCATCCTTGGTTGGCCTTTGTCAAATGGCCTGATTCAAGAGCTAAGTCAAACAATGAGGACCACTTTTGGATGCCACTGTCATACATGACTTTGAACGGTAGCTTGGACTTTTCTTTTACATAGCGAGATTTTTCAATGTTAATCGTAAACCTGAATCCTGCAAGGTCGGTACCATCTTTCTCTTGTGCCTTTGAGATAATAAAAATCTGATTAGCAGAGTAGTAGATACCAGTACCACCGGACACGATGTTCTTCGGGAATAATCCAATCTCTTTGTATGTATGGTTAATAGCCAACAAAGGAATGTCTTTTCCAGTCAACTTCGGTGTGACGATACGGAACAGTGACTTAAGTTGTTTTGCACGTGACATATCGGCAACTGACTTTTCGTTTTCAGCGTCTTCCACTTCTTTACGAGAAGCAAGGTTACCAATAGAGTCAATCATAACAAATACACGATCGCCTTTCTCAATCTCATTCAATCGCTTAGTCAAGTCAAACTTCAGTTGCTCAACGTCTTCGATTGGAATGTGTAGGACTCGATTTGTATCGATACCAATACCTTCGAGATACTCAGGTGTGATACCGTACTCAGAATCATACAGCATGGCGATACCATCGTCATACTTTTTGAGATAAGCTTTCATACAATAGAGTGACAACAAAGTCTTAAAGCTTTTAGATTCACCAGCAATCACAGTGAGGCCAGGGATTAGTCCACCTTTCAATGAACCACTAAAAGCAATGTTGACGATAGGTAGCTCAGTTTGGATAGGGTCTTTCTCATTGAAGAATGTACTCTTCGCTAAGACAGATGATCCCTTTACCGAACCTGCTTTGAGCATTTTATCAAGTA